GAGCATTGCTGCCCAGCCATTAAATCTTTCTGCTTCGTTTGTCATTATTGGATGTTTGTTAATTGGATAGTTTGGAATGACTCTAGGTGGAGTCTCATTTGCGAATAAGTTTTCGGGTGACATTTACTTTTTCTTAGTTTTACGTTTGTAAGGTTTTGCTGTTTTCGCTGACTTCTTAAAAGCAGCGGCGGTGGGAGAGCCCTTAGAACCCACCTTTCTCATCTTCTCGCCAGAGCCAGCGGCAATCCGCTTTCTCTTGGCGTGGATGTTTGCGTATAATCCTCGTTTAGCCATTACGCTTTACCTTTCTTTTGCTTTGTTTCTTTATAAAAATAACTAGGATCACCTTCCATAAATCTTTTATAAGCTGGAGTGTTATACTTTTGATCCACTTCTGTAACTCTCATGAGTTTAGCTGTTTTCCTTTCTTTTCTTTCAGAGATAGAATTAGTTTCTGTTCCATCTTCATCATATGTTCTAGCCATGTTAGCATTTCCATTTACGTAGGGCAAGAGCCTTACGTGTAGGCTTGCCGTTTGGTTTTTTCATTGGTCCTTTTACACCTTTCATTCTAGCACAGAATGAGCGTTTACGTGGACCTCCTCCGGGCTGTGGAGCCTTGAGGTTAGAGCCGGTAGCTGCATTATACTTCTTTCTACCAGCAGCTGTCAGCCCACCAGAACGGGACTTGTGCTTTCCCATCTTGAGACTGACATTCTTTTTCTTTACTGCCACTATACTTGACCTTTTTTGTTGGTTCTTTTTTTGATTGCATCTAGTAGCATATCTTTACCGGCCTCTTCTCTTGCCTTTTTATTTTGTCTAGCTTCGAGAATCTCTCTTTCTATTTCAAAATCAGGTCCGAGTTGGGCGAGTCTCCGCTTCCTTTCTGCAATAGTGCGTGATTGTCTGCCGTCCTCGTCATATGTTATAGCCATTTTATTATACTGGATAGTCGTTATCTTTTGAAAAGTAATCATAGCTAAGTTTTTTATCTACACCTGACCCCTTGTTGTCACGAATGTACTTAGCTGGGTCAGAGTCAGAAGGATTAACTTTTTTAGTTCCTTTCTTGATTATTTTTTTAATCATACTGGATACCCATTATCTTTTCCAAAGAAGTCTTGCTTCTTCTTATTGTTTTTAGCAAGAGGATAGATTAGACCGGGGATGGGTAGTTGCCTAGTATACTCTTTCTTGTCTGGTACATATAAATCACTCGGAGATCTTGTGTCCGAAGTACCAGATCCAGATGTCTTCTTCTTCTTAGTCATTACTTTTTCTTTTTATTTTTCATGATTGCAGCCGCAACTTTTGGTCTTTTTTTTGCGAGTGCGGCTAGTCCCTTTGACACCTTCTTTCCTTTAGCTGGTGGTCTTCCTTTTTTTGAACCGTAAGTTCCTTTTCCCATCGGCATGTGATTTCTCCTAAAAGTCTAAGTCTGATCGTTCTAGTTTTTCGATAACATCTTGCCTGTAGGCTGGGTCGTTATCATACCTTCTGTCATTCATAGCTGATACTAATTCAGCCTGACTGCGAAATACATCGCCTCTATTTGTTGGTGCTTTACCTGTCACCAGTCTACCTTCTACTCCGTTTGCATTGTCGTATTCTGCTTTAAGTCCAGACACAGCTAGTTGTATAGCTTGTACACTGCCTGAGTTTACGACTTCGTTAAATGCTGTAAGTTGTTCTGAAGGTATATTAGATTTAGCCCAGTTTACTATATTAGCATACTGCTGCTCACCACCTGCTGAGTTCTTGATCTGATTTATGTCAGCTTCACTGATCTCAGTTGGTGGAGCTGTTTGTTGAGGTTGTTTTGCCTGTACCTCCATATAAGCTTGGATAAGATCTTGACTAGATAAAGAAGAAAACTTAGCAAGAGTTTCATCTGATAACTTATTACCATTATCGAAATACTCTTTACTAGCATCAGTAATAAGAGTCGCACCCTCAGACATCTTAGGTGTGTCTTCGGGTTGCTCCTCAGTACTAGCTGTATCTGTATCTTTATCACCAAGTTTTTTCTGTAACTCTACATATGCTTTCTCTAACTCTTGAGCATCTTTATACTTACCAGCTAACAGTTGTTCCTGTTGCTCAACTATCTTTTCACCAACGGCAAGAGAGTCTTGCTCGTCAGTGGTAAGATTGTCAGTTACGGTTTCTGTTGGTGGTGTAGTATCTACTGTAAATGTGTTCTCTGCCATTTATTCTTCTGGTGGTTGTAAATTACCTAGTACAGCTGAAGCTTGCTCTGCCACATCTGGATTCTTAGATGGGTCCATAAGTGGTGTACCAGCAAGCTGACCGGCTTGATCTACAAGTGACTGGTTAGTCTTATCTTGTACTGTCTGCTGCTTAAGCTGTTCTAGTTGTTCTGTTGTACGTACAAGATTCAGTACGTCTATACCTTGTGCTGCTGCTAATCGTTTGATAGCTTCGCTTGGGTCGATGTATTTCATCAACGCTTCTGGTCCTAATGTCTGTGCAACAGTTGCTATAAATGTAGTCAAGGCTTCGTTATCTTGTCCTCTACCTAGACTATTAATACCAGCTACTATCTTTGGTCTTACGACATCTTTAGGTAGCCTTGGTATTTGATTAGATCTCTGTAGTATTAACAAAGTTCTGTTTAAATATGGTACTAGAAACTCAACTGTTAATAAGCTGAATAGCCCGCCAAGTGACTTTTCTAGTTCCAGCTGCGTAAGGCGTACCTCTTCAGCAGTTACTCTCTCTGCGTTCCTGATGTTCATAACCAAGAAAGCTTCGAGTATTCTCTTCTCTAGTTGTGCTGCTAGCTGTGCAGCTGTAGCAAAGTCTGCTGTTTTACCGACTTGCACGACTCCTACATCTTCTGGTCTACCCTGTATGATGGCTCCGTTACCTGCTTTCGCAAGAGTACCCGGCTTGGTTGTCGCAGATGGTGAGACAAGGAAGACAACTTTACTTGCCACACTTGCACCTTCTACGAGAGCTTGAGACAATCCATCAAGACTTCTTAAGTCACCAATAAACTCTTCTACTCTACCACGTCCGTAGTCCTCTCCGTCTACTGTATTGAATCGAAGCACTAACCATGGTGAGGTGTTTTTGGGTGCTGTGCTTTGGCTACCTTCTAGGATCATTCCATCCACTTCTTGGTGCCATCTCCAACTACCACTACTCTCATCCATTTTAACACAGGTGTATACCTCAGCGTCGTCTTCTGTAGCACCGTATTCGCCGTTTGGCTGCTCGTTAGGTGGGGGTGCTATGCCCAAGACCTTACGATTCACTAATTCTTTTGTAAGTATTTCTATTACATTACCATTACCATCTCTTTCTACAACATATCTGTTTAGTGGATAGTGTTTTAGACCATCCTTGCCCATAAAAATAAGAGCATTACCAGATACGATGAGATGTTTTAAAGCTTGATGTACAACAACACGATCACTAGATGCAGCAATGTAGTCCATAATCAATCTCTCTATCTTAGAAAATGATAAGTCTAATTCACTACGCATTGTAGGATCTAATGTCTCTCCGAGCTTGTCGTCTCTTACCTGTAGTTTAAAGAAGGCTGTCTGTGGTGGTAGTATTGCTAGCATAAGCTTTGCTGCAAGTGTCACCACTGCCTTAGCTCCGACTGACTGGTATGGTTGAAGTAGAGTTTTTTTGCCTCGAGAATCATCATCTTGTCGAACAAGATATGGTAAGGTAAGTTCAGAACACTCAACTGCTGTGTCTAGGAACATAGTTCGACCTGACGATAGCATCGAGTATCTTTCTCTTGCCTTATACATTTAGTCCTCCAGTACTACCGCCACCGCCTGCACCGGTGTTGATATTGATTTTAAGAGCGTCTGTACCAGTTCTCTTGGCCTCTCCTCTCTTACCCTCGCCAGTCTTTTCGTTTGTTCCATACTCAACTCCGGCTACATCGTCTGGGTCTAATAATTCTTTTTTACTAGGTAGTCTAGCAGCTGATACTAAGTCTGGCTGTCTAGGCTGGATAGGTGCTGGTGTAGATACTGGTGTTGGTGCTCTACTACCGAAACTTATACACATGTTATTCGTTTAAAATAGATTTTATATATTGTACCACTTCCTGTTGTCCAGAGCGATACATGATGGAGGCTAAGTCCTCCTTGGGGTGGACGGGATACCAAGCGAACTTGGATTCCAAATCTTCCACAAGTTTCTCGAGCTTTTCAGAATGAAAGCTAAGCGTATTGAGGGAGGTTGGTGTTTGCATGTTCAAAAAACGCTGGCATACGAGCTGCTTTGGTGTCAGAAAACTGTGGGGCTTTGCCCTGATACATTAACTGATCGCTCGCATCCAGCCAAAATTTTTTCGCTAAATATTTATCAGTATTGTTTTCTTTTAGGGGTTGTAATACCCATTGTATAGTTGCCTTCCGAAGCTTATCCAGACTAGCACTAGGAACAAGACCCAACTCAGCACATACGAGGCTATTTGTCGCAACGTGGATTTGTTCATCTCTGGATATATCAGC